GAAGAAGTGGCAAAAGTCACCAGCTGGCAAACGCTATGCTGCATTATCTGCTAAAGAAAAAGAAGCTAAGGCCGAACGTAATCGTAATGAAGACATTGTTCGCCATGCTGATGTTAAAATGATTAAAACAAAGACACCAGATGGAAAGACAGTATTTCGTAGACAGAAAAAAGAAGTTGATATTGAACGTGATTCTCAACAAACAGAAATGTTTAAAAGTCCAGCTCATGCAAAGCTACAAAAGCATATGGACAAAATTAGAAAGACCAAGTCTTATCAAGATCAAGTTACAAAGCTTGGCGGCACACCCTTAAAACCAGGTGAGCAGAACCCTATGAAGCGTACTACAGAAGAGGCATGCTGTGAAGAATGTAAATACGAACATATGATTACTGAAGCTGAATACCAGGGTAAAAGCGTAAAGTTAAATGACCCAATCAGAACAAGTGAAGTGCCAACAAAGAAATTTAAAGTATACGTAAAGGATCCATCAACAGGCAACATTAAAGTTGTTAGATTTGGTGATCCAGGGCTATCAATTAAAAGAGATGACCCTAAGAGAAGAAAATCATTCCGCGCAAGACACAATTGCGATAACCCAGGACCAATTACAGGAGCACGCTACTGGAGCTGTTATCAGTGGCGTTCAGGAGCAAAGGTAGATAACTAAAATGGCTGAAGATATCAAAAGAGAACAAGTGGATGCACTTGGAAGAAAACAAGGATTGTCGCCCAATCTCGTCGATGCAGTAAGAGATGTACTTGCAGGTAAGAAGCCTGAAGTAACAACTGATACTCCTGACGATCAAGTCGAAGAAGGCAAAAAACTTTCATCTAAAGAAAAGATGAAGAGAGGTCTATACAATGAGCTGGATCCAGTAGATCAAAAAGCTGTCAAAAAGAAATTTGTTAATCGTAAAGACAAAGATATTGACAATGATGGTGACGTTGATAATACTGACAAGTATCTTCATAAACGCCGTAAGGCTATCTCTAAAGTTGTTAAAGAAGGTGGAATGAGCCGCTTAGCTACTCAATCATCAGAAAGAGAACGTCTTGGTGCCAAGAAAGTCAAAGGCACTGGCTTGGATACATTCAAGAAGAAGCCTGCTAAAGATACAATGATTGCTAACCCCAAGACACAAAAGGTTCGTAAGGTAACTCCTTCACGTGCTAAGATGGCTGTTAAAAAAGGTTTTGTATATGCTGAGCATATTGATGGTCTTGAAGAAGCTGATGCATTCAAAGGTCAGCCTGTTGGTGTTACAGTAACAATGAAGCACAAACAAACAGGTCAAAAACAGAAGACTAGTTTCCCTGGCACACACTCTGCAGTTGCTGGTGCAAAATCACATATTGCTCAAATGCAGAAAAAAGGTTATGAAGTACACAGCAAAAATCTGATGTATGGTAAGAAAGAAGAAGCAGTGAATGAAGTATCAACCACTACTCTTTCAAACTACATGCGTAAGTCTGCTGCTAGCGTATCTGGTAAGGATACTAAAACTCAGGACAAGCGCATTGCTGGTCAGTCAATGGCTGATAAGAAGATCCGTAAGGCTGGTGGATATTCAAGTACTGCAAAGGTTGCTGCTACAAATGAAGGAAAAGATTATCTTGAGCCTGACATGAAGAAGCGTCAGGCGGATAATGAGAAGGCACGCAAAGACATGAAGAAGATGGGTTCACCTATGAAGAATCCTGCTTTTGGCGAAGCTTCCGAAGAAACTGAATATCATGTGAAAATTAGTGGTGGCAAATATGCTCCAGGTGGTGTTGAGACTCGTTCTGTAAAAGCAAAAAGTCCAGAACATGCTATCAAAAAAGTCAAGAAAGGTCACACGAATCCAGCTGGTGAATTTACTGCACACCCGGTGAGCGAAGCACGTCGTGGTCGTCCGCCTAAGACAGGTGTTCGTAAAGACGATGATATGGAAGCTAGTAAACATATTGTAATGCAGCTTCGTAAATCTGTTTCACTAAGAGGTCAACATCCAGTTGAATTCAAGAGTGGTGAAACTAAAAAGATTTCTTCTGCTCATGCTCAACGAGCATTGAATAAACACAATAGCTTGAGAACACCCATTGAGAAGAAAAACTATATGGATAAATTGCATCATTCACATGATTCATTCCAAAAAGCCTTGAAAGACCCTAATCCAGGTCAGGGTCCAAAGAAACGCGGAGTCAGCTTAGCTGGCCCAAAATTCTCTAGATAAAGGAAAAAATAGTGTTGAATCTATAAAGATAAATAGATCATCACACAATTCTCAAGTCAAGGCTCGAGAAATATTGAAACCATCTCGTTATGTTTTAGACTTGATGAAATAACTCTAGTAAGGAGAGAATAAAATGGCACTATGGGGTAATAAAGATAAAGTAACTACCTCCAACACACAAGCCTCTACTGTAGCTGTTGCTGCAAACGGTCTTGTGACTGGTGTTGCAACTAAATTTGAAGCTGATCTACAGGTTGGTGACTACATTTCTAATGGTGGTCACAAGTACTTTGTAGAATCAGTAACAAGCAACACTCAAGCACAAGTTGTTTCAGCTACTGCTGCTAAATTGACAACTGTTTCTATATCACAAGCAAACGCTGCTTATGCGATTCAAGAAGCACCTAAGTCAGTTGTTGAGTCAGAATCATTGGCCGGCGCAAGCTCAGGCGATGGTACCAAAATTGTTGGTGTAGATACGACTGAAGCCGGTGTTGGTAATACCACACAAGGGTTTGCTCACGCTGGTTGGGTTCGCCGTACAGTTGGTTCTGGCGACCGCGCAGGTCGTATTCAAACAGAAGTCCTAGTAGCTATGTCATCTATCAGTGGCGATGCACCTGATGATGATGAAGCACCAGATTCCTAAGATAGCTTAGGAGGATTAGATTATGGCAACTGAAGTTAAAAAGATTTCTGAGCTAGGAGCTCTGACCACAGCCAATAGTGCTGATCTTATAGTTGTAGTTGATGATGTCGCAGGCACACCATCTACGAAAAAAATGAACTTGGGCAGACCTCTTACTCAGGGTCTTAAAGCTCGTTTTGCTAACACTACTATCTCACAGTTAGATATTACTGGGGACCGTATTGTTATTCAAAACACTAAGACACCGAGCAGCAACACTCAAACAATGACTGTTGGATCGATCTTTTTCGATACAAACTACTTGTATGTTGCTGTGGCAAACAATACTATTAAAAGGGTGGCACTAAGCGTATTCTCATAATGATTGAAAAGCTGACAGAAAGCAATTTTTTATTGTATGCAGCAAAACACTATGATAATCCTCAATGCATGGACATTGATGAATTTCAAGATGATTTGAAGCGAATAAACTATATTAAGAAGTTGTTAAACAAATATAAAACAACCGGTGAATTGAAGGAAAGATTGATTATCAATCACTTAACAGTATTGTATAACTGTTTTGGTCCTGAACATACAGCAAGAATGCTTCTTTTTAAATTGAAAGATTTTAGAGAATATCTTAAACCTTTTTTAGTTTTTATGGGTTGTATGCCAGAAACGATATATGGTGTCCAAGAAGAACCATTAAAGTCTTCGGATATATTAATGGACGTTAATATACTAGATCAGTTGAGAAAGATATGACAAGCGCAGTAGTAGATGTATTTTTAACATATCAATTTATCAAACGGCTCGTCATGCCGTATGAACAATGGCCTGCGTATAAAGAAGGTATCATCGATAAAGACGGTAAAATACTGATTAAGAGAAAAGATTTCAAAACAGGAACGCAGCGTAATGCTTTTCGTTTATTTGACCTCCTTACCCTTAACCTGAAAAAATTGCTTGGGAAGCTACCTGGTGGAAGATCTAAAATAGCCACCTATGCAGCTGCTTTGTACCTCCTCAAGGAGTCTCCAAATATTACTGAAGAAAGTATGGAGACTCTTGAAGAGGACTTCCTGATGTTCATGGATCAACATGAACAAGAAATCTTATCTGAAATGAATGTAGACGAAGATGCACCAACAACATCAACAGCAGGCGTTGCTGGTCTTGGTGCAGATGATTTAAAAGTAAGCCGTAAGGCTAGACAAACATACAAACAACGTAATGCAAACACAACGAGCCAAATGGTTAGAATGGTTCGTAGGAGAATGACTAATGTTTAACTTTATTACTTCAAGAATTAAAGAACGCACATCAATGGATGGTATTATCCTCATCGGTGCTGGCGTTGTGTTTTTAGTATTTAAACCATTTGCTTCGATTGCCGCATACGCCGCTATCGCTTATGGTGCATGGACTTTCTATAAGAAGGAAGACTAATGTTTAGATTATATGCGATGCTTGCAGTTGTAGGCATTGTCGGTGTAGTTCTGTTCGGTGCTTGGTATGAATACCGAGACATGCAACAACGTATCGCTACCCTTCGAGAAAATAATGCTAAGTTAGAAATGGTTGCCAAAGCAAACGCTGAAGCACTTGAAGAAGTGACAGCATTTGCGAATCAAATGGAAGCCAGCAACTTAGAGTTACAAGCAAACCTCCAGAAAGCAGAAGCATACAAAGATGACCTTCTGAGCAAGTTTCAGAAGCACAATCTTACTAAGTTGTCTTTGAGAAAGCCTGGATTAATAGAAGGGAGGATAAACAATGCTACGAAACAAGTTTTTGACGACATCGAGTCTCTTACTGCTATCACTAACAATTAGTGGTTGTGCTATGTTTCGATCCCCAGAAGATAGAGTGGTCATGCAAAACCAACTTGTCGAAAGAAAAATTCCATTGCAGGGTAATCCTAAGCCTGTAACGCTTGGTGATCCAACATTCTATGTTGTGACACAAGAGAACTTTGATGAGTTCCTAGAGAGATTTGTTAAAGAAGAAGGTGAGCCTTGGGTGTTTTATGCTATGAGTGTTCGTTCATATGAGACGCTCGCATTGAATGTTGCCGAGACACGCCGCTATCTGGAGCAACAAAAAGAAATTATCATCTATTATGAATCTGCCATCACAGGCAAAAAAGAAGAAAAAGAACAAACAACGGAGAAGTAATATGGATTTCATTATCGAACAACTTATCACATGGTGGCAGTTTACTGTATTTGGTATTCTAGTTATCATTGGTTTCATTGCCAACCTTTTTGGAGTTGATCAGGATGAGCCTCTTGTAAATCTTAGCTTTAAAGAAATGCCTCACATGAAACCTATCACCATTCCTACAGCAGGTAAAGGTTTCTGGGGTGCTATCTGGTTGTGGCTGATGGGAACACGCACATGGGAAATTGCTAAAGACTGGCAGTTCTCTGTGAATGGTGAGGACTATGTCGTGCCTAAAGGTTTCGTATTTGATGGCGCATCAGTTCCTAAGTTCCTTGCATCGTGGTTGTCACCAACTGGTGTATTGCTTGTTGGTGGTCTGGTTCACGACTATGCATACAAATATACAGTTCTGCTCAAAAAAGGTAAGAAGGAAACTTCTGATCCTATGACACAAAAGCAAGCAGACCAACTGTTCCGTGACATAAATATTGAACAGAATGGTTTTCATCTTCTCAACAATCTCGCATACTGGGCATTGAGAATTGGTGGCTTTGTTGCTTGGAATGGTCATCGTAAACGCAATTGTAAAGTTGGAGAGCAGTAATGGCTGAGACAAAAAAAGTACAAATTGAACTCGAAGTAGATACAACAACAACCAACTCTGGTGCTAATCCATATCAGAAGATGATTCACCTTGCTGCTGCTGTTGATAGTTGGAGAATCTTTCCACGCCTATTCCTGACTACCTACATCGTTCTACTATACAAAACAGTTATTTGGTTCCAAGAGCTTCCTGTTCCTAATATGGAACAATCTGGTCTTGTATCTGTTGTTGTTGGTGCAGGGGCTGCATGGTTTGGACTATATGCTGGCACAAGCAAGTCATCTAAATCCTTCAATGGCGAAAAGTAAATGACTGATCTCGAGCGTATCCAAGACGATATTAAAGAACTCCAAAAACAAGCTGCAGCTTCTGAAGTTATAGTTGAACGTCTTGATTATACGCTTGATAAAATTGCAGAACTTTCACAACAAGTTAAAAATATGTTGGTCGTGCACGAACACAGATTCGAAGATTCTGAAAAACAACATGAAACGCTCTCAAGACAAATGGATCAGAGAGCTGAGACTGCTGACAAAGAGATGAATATTTTACATAAACGGATTTCGTCATTAGAAGATAAACTTGATGGTCGTTTACGTAAAATTGAGATATGGCAATGGTTAATTGTTGGAGGGGCTACAGTAGTTGGTTTCTTCATCTCACGCTTTTTTAATGTTGACTTTTTAAAATAATCCTAGATAATGGGTCTGTGACCTTTTGAGGATAAAACTATATTATGTATTGGATTGACCAGAAGTATATTAACCTTCTATCGCCGCGCTTGGAACGATTTAAACGAGTAGAGAAGCACTACAACTTTAGATGTCCATACTGCGGTGACTCTCACAAGAACAAATTCAGAGCTCGTGGATATCTTATTCAGAGGAAGACTGGCTATAGCTTCTTTTGTCACAATTGTCATAAGACAGCGACTCTGAAGTATTTTATAAAGCACGTAGACCCTATGATGTATAATGAGTATGTAAAAGAAACATACTTAGAAGCAAACACTACACCAACAGAAGTTAATAATGACGATCAGTTTAAGTCAGAGCAACCTGTATTTCAAGCAAAGAGCGATCTGAGTAAGCTAAAGAAGATTAGTCAGCTTCAATGGGATCATCCAGCTAAAAATTATGTAATGGATCGTCAGCTTCCTAATATCTCACATTCATATCTCTACTATGCTCCTAACTTTTCTAAGTGGGTAAATCAATTACTTGGATATGAAAAATTAGATCCAAAAAACAAAGAACCTAGACTGATTATTCCATTCTTTGATGAAAATAAAAAATTATTTGGACTGCAAGGTCGCGCGTTTTCAGACAAGGGGATTAGATATATAACTATAATGCTTGACGAGACTAAGCCTAAAATATTTGGTCTTGACCGCATAGATGAACGCCGCACCGTTTACGTCTTTGAGGGTCCCATCGACTCTATGTTCATCGATAATAGTATTGCAATGGCTGGATCTGCTGGGCAGGTAGATGTAGAAGATGCTGTCTTTGTTTATGATAACGAGCCACGAAATGAGCAGATCGTGGAACGTATGTTTAAGACAATTGAGCAGGGACATAAGATAGCACTTTGGCCACAGCAAATTGGCTGGAAGGATGTAAATGATATGGTATTAGGCGGATTAACTGTTGACCAAATCAAGAAGCTAATAGATGATAATACTTATAGTGGACTAAAAGCGAAGCTAGCAATAACAAATTGGAAAAAAGTATGACCGCAAAACTAATATCATATTCACAAAATGAGAATAAAGATACATTACTCGATCAAATTGCATATGCTGCTCGTGTATCCAATCCTTCTAATCAAAATAATAAAGATACATCTGAGAAACTTGTACGGTATTTAATTCGTGAAAATCACTGGTCACCACTAGAGATGGTTAGTGCCTGTATTGAAATTGAGACAACACGGGATATTGCTCGTCAAATTCTACGTCATCGCTCGTTCTCATTCCAAGAGTTTAGTCAGCGTTATGCTGAGGCATCAGAGTATGAAACGAGAGATGCGCGATTGCAAGATACAAAGAATCGTCAAAACTCTATTGATGTAGAAGGTGAAGAAGGTATCAGATTAAATGAAAACTTTCGTATGATGCAGATGAAGCATATTAGGCAGACGAAGGAATATTATGAAGCAGCTCTTGCTTTGGGTATTGCTAAGGAACAAGCGAGAGCATTGTTACCTGAAGGTCTTACTAAGTCTCGTTTATACATGAACGGAACCCTGCGTTCATGGGTCCACTATATAGATTTACGTTCTGGTAACGGTACACAAAAAGAACACATGGAGATTGCACGTCAATGTGCTAAAGCTCTGAAGCCTGTATTTCCAATGATTGAGGAGTTTGTCCACAATGACTGATATTAATGTTGTTAAGAGAGATGGGTCTAAAGAGCCTCTAGATATTGAAAAGTTTCATAAAGTTGTCAATTGGGCTTGCGAGGGCATCACTGGTGTTAGTGAATCAGAAATTGAATTGAAATCTCATATTCAGTTCTACAACAATATTAAGTCATCAGATATTCAAGAAACTCTTATCAAAGCAGCAGCAGATTTGATTTCTGAAGAGTATCCCAACTATCAGCATGTAGCAGGTCGTTTAATCAACTATCACCTCCGTAAGGAGGTATATGGCGGTTTCAAAGCTATTCCAAATGGTCTCTACATACATGTGAAAGATACTATTAGTAAAGGATATTATGATCCGGCTCTTCTTGAGTTATTCAATGAAGAAGAATTTGCCCAGCTTGAGAAGATGATTGTGGATAGTCGTGATGAAGATTTGACTTATGCAGCTATGGAACAATGGCGCGGTAAATATCTAGTAAAGAATCGTGCAACTGGTGAGTTCTTTGAAACACCACAAATAGCATATATATTAATATCAGCATCACTCTTCTCAGGATATCCAAAAGAAGAGCGAATGAAATGGATTAAGGATTATTATGATGCTATCTCGCAATTCTATATCTCACTTCCGACACCAATCATGGCTGGTGTTAGAACGGGCCAGAGACAGTTTTCTTCATGTGTTCTCATTGAGACAGATGATTCCCTCGACTCGATTAACGCAACTAGTTCAGCAATCGTTAAGTACGTTTCACAAAAGGCTGGGATCGGCATTGGCGCTGGTTCTATTCGGGCTATTAATAGCCCTATCCGTAACGGTGATGCTACTCACACTGGCGTTATTCCTTTCTATAAGCTGTTTCAGAGCAGCGTTAAATCATGTTCACAGGGTGGTGTCAGAGGTGGTGCAGCTACGCTATACTATCCAATCTGGCATCTTGAAATTGAAGACCTTCTGGTCCTCAAAAATAACAAAGGCACCGAAGATAACAGAGTAAGGCATTTAGATTATGGCGTCCAATTTAACAAAGTTATGTACGAGCGTTTACTCGACGGTGGGGATATTACTCTTTTTAGTCCTCACGACGTTCCAGAGTTATATGAATCATTTTTCACCGACACTGATAAGTTTAGAGAGCTATACGAAGCGTGCGAGAGAAAAACGTCTATCAGAAAGAAAACAGTAAAAGCTAGTGACCTGTTCTCATCGTTTGTACAAGAACGTAAAGATACAGGTCGGATCTATTTGATGAACGTTGACCATGCAAATGACCATGGTGCTTTCGTAAAAGAAGTAGCACCAATTAAACAATCTAATCTTTGCTGTGAAATCAATCTTCCAACTAAACCATTGAAAAGTATCTTCGATGAGGAGGGGGAGATTAGTCTTTGCACATTGTCAGCTATCAATTGGGGATTGATTAAGAAACCAGAAGACTTTGAAAAGCCATGTACATTAGCTGTTCGTGCATTGGATGCCCTACTTGACTATCAAGAATATCCTGTAGCTGCTGCGGAGCGTTCAACAATGAACAGACGTCCGCTCGGTATTGGGATTATTAATTTTGCTTATTGGCTTGCTAAGAATGATACCAACTATCAACAACCCAATCTTGAGTTGGTCGATGAGTATGCCGAAGCATGGTCTTACTATCTAATCAAGGCATCTGTTGACCTTGCTGAGGAAAAAGCTCCTTGCCCAATGGCTCCAGAAACTCAATACTTCCACGGCCGTATGCCAAATGATACATACAAAAAAGATGTAGATGAATTGGTAAAACATAAAGAGCGTATGCCATGGAAAGATTTGAGAGCTAAAGCCAAACAATTTGGTATTCGTAACTCAACATTAATGGCTTTAATGCCAGCTGAGACGTCAGCCCAGATCAGTAATAGTACTAATGGGATTGAACCGGTTCGATCATATATTACTATCAAGCAATCCAAAGATGGTATATTGAAGCAGGTTGTTCCGGAATATCGGAGACTTAAAAATAAGTATGATTTATTGTGGGATCAAAAGTCACCTGAAGGTTATCTAAGTATCATGGCAGTATTACAGAAGTATATTGACCAAGGTATTTCTGTTAATACTTCATATAATCCACAATTCTTTGAGGATGAAAAAATTCCTATGTCTGAAATGCTGAAGCACGTGATTCAGTTTTATAAGTATGGGGGTAAACAACTTTACTATTTCAATACATTTGATGGGGCTGGTGAAATGGAGGATGATGTTCCTCTAGCGCCTGGCGAAGTTGATGAAGAAGATTGCGACTCATGCACCATTTAGGAGATAAAAATGTCAGACAAAGAATTCCTACAAGAAATCAACAAACCATCAAGAACCTGTAAAAAGTGTAATGATGAATGTCATTGCGGAAACGAGTGCTCTTCTTGTTCGTGCAACAATTGCGATTGTACAATTCAAGAGGTAGTTTAATGCGTTATTCTGTTTTTGATAAAAAGAAAAGTGACCCCACCTCTGCTAAAGTGTTCCTCGATAACACTGTGAATGTTGCTCGATATGATAAGCAAAAGTATCCTCATTTTGAGAAGCTGACCGACAAACAGTTGGGCTTCTTCTGGAGACCAGAAGAAGTAGATGCTGTGCGTGATGCAAAAGACTTTAAGGCACTGTCTGACCACGAGCAACATATCTTTTCATCGAATCTGAAACGACAGATTCTGTTAGACAGTGTTCAAGGGAGGAGCCCAAATGTTGCATTCCTACCTATCATATCTCTCCCTGAGATTGAGACGTGGATTGAAACCTGGTCGTTCTTTGAAACTATTCACTCAAGGTCATACACTCACATTATTAGAAACGTTTATGCTGATCCCAGCGTTGTGTTCGACGAGATGCTCGACATTAAACCAATTGTTGCATGCTCGAATGAAATCTCAAAATACTATGACGATCTCATTGAATATTCTAGTTGGTATAATTTACTTGGTGAGGGCGTCCATAGAGTTCAGCGCGCTAATACTTCAGAACCTGAGGAAATTGATATTAGTAGATTTGAGCTCAAGCGTAAGATCTGGAACTGCATTATGTCTGTCAATATTCTCGAAGGCATTAGATTTTATGTTAGCTTTGCCTGTTCTTGGGCATTTGCCGAACTCAAAAAGATGGAAGGTAATGCAAAGATTATCAAGCTCATCGCGCGCGATGAAAACCTTCATCTTGCTTCTACTCAACATCTTCTCAAAACTCTTATCAAAGATGATAAAGATTTTGCCAAAATAGCAAAACAAGAACATGATAAAAATGTTCAAATGTTTGTCGAGGCAATAGACCAAGAGAAGGAATGGGCTGACTATCTGTTTAAAGATGGTTCGATGATTGGTCTCAATGCCAAGCTGCTATCAGATTATATTGAATGGATTGGTCATAAACGTATGCTGTCTGTACAATTAACATCACCTTACAAAGGTGGTTCAAATCCTCTTCCTTGGACACAAAAATGGATCCAAGGACAAGATGTACAGGTAGCACCACAAGAAACTGAAATCACTTCATACGTGATTGGCGGCGTGAAGAAGGATTTAAACGGAACTACATTTGAAGGATTATCGCTCTAATGGGTGAATATGCATGCTTGAACTGTAATTTAGAATTTGATATTGACATTATAAGTGTTGAATACAATTTGTATAAAGTCAACTATTGTCCTAACTGTGGTACACCAATTGACGGTGATATTGAATACGAATAAATAAAACATGGATTATGAAAACCCGTGGTTATTTCAAGGCTTAGAATTTACATCAGAGATGATACAAGACTATCAAGGTTTTGTTTATCTTTTGGAGAATACTAACAATGGCAAGAAGTACATTGGAAAGAAGTTCTTTATCAAGCCTAAAGTCCTCCCTAAAACTAAAACAAGAAAACGTAAAGTCAGAACAACTATCGAATCAGACTGGAAGACCTATTACGGATCTAGCAAAGAGCTCCTCGATGATATTGCCTCCGGGAACGGTAGGGGAGAGATGGGAGTTGTTAGATCAATATTACATCTCTGTAAGACAAAAGGTGAATGCTCTTATTACGAAATAAAAGAGCAATTAGCTGTTGATGCATTATTGAAAGAAGAGTATTATAATAGTTATGTCGGGTGTAAAATACATAGACGACATTTAATTTGAAGGTGATTAAATTATGAAGATTGAGTTTGGCGCTGGTGAAACACCAGCTCATCCGGATTATAAGAAATGTGATGTGAGAGATGTTCCTGGTATTGATTTTGTTTGCGATGCATGGGATATTGATAAGCATGTAGAGCTCAATACAGTAGATAACATTTTCTCAAGACATTTCTTCGAACATCTAACATTTGCTCAAGGTAGAGCCTATCTTGAATCTTGTCATAAGATTCTGAAGCCCGGTGGATGTTTTGAGATGATCATTCCTAATTTTGTATGGCATGTTCGTCAATGGTTGACGGAAGAAAATGTAATGGGTTTTGATGTTGATGATCCATTCCAACGAGGAATGGATGGATTGTGGGGTAAACAACGTGGATCGGTTAGTGAAGTTTGGGATGTTCATAAGGCTGGCTATAAACAATGGCAAATTGTTAGTCTTCTTGAAAGTTTTGGCTATAAAGATATTGATTGGCCTGAGACTAAAGTCAAAGAGTGGCATGTTAGGGCTTGGAAATAGCATGGGGACCACATGGCAGTTCGAGAAGACGTTTACAGTAGAGGATACGAAACGTCATTGTGATTACAATGGTGAGTTCAATCCTGTTCATTGGGACCTCCCATATGTAAAGAAGTTTACTAAGTTTAATGAGATTATTGTTCCTGGGATGATGATCCAAAATTGCTTCGTACACATCCCTGATGATTATCTTGCATCTGTTGAAATAGGTATGGTTCCAGTTCTTCGAGATGTTAAGGTCACGTTCATAGGTACAGCATTTATTGATAGACCTGTAACATTTGAAGCAGAAGTTATAAAAGAACGTGTTGGAAAAATAAGTGTAGTGGAGTATACTGTAAAGGCATCTCAAGATGACAAACCCGTAGCAGAAGGGACGGTTAAGATTATGGTAACAGGCTCATGGTAAAACTAACTATCACAAATGACAGTGACTTTGCAAAAGAAGGCGAAGTCCCAGAACATCTAGGGGGACATCAAGGTCGTTCTCATACTGATGAAGGAACATTGGATTATTTAATTGATACATTCAACATTACAAGTATGGTTGATATTGGTCAAGGTCCTGGAGGTATGGTTCAGCTTGCAAGACAGAAAGGTCTAGAAGCAATTGGGATTGACGGTGATCCAACTGTTGAATGTGATCTCAGACATGACTTCACAACTGGTCCATTGAAGATTGGTGATCCATTTGACTTGGCATGGTCAGTAGAATTCCTTGAGCATGTGAATGAAGAATACCTTCCAAACTTTATGGAGACGTTTCGTTGTGCTAAGTATGTGTTTGTTACTGGAGCTAAGCCAGGCGAACCAGGCCATCACCATGTAAACTGTCAGCCTGCTGCATATTGGATTAGTGCTTTTGCTTCATTTGGATACGTGTTTGATTTGTTAACAACAAATACGATCCGACAAGAAATGACTACAATGAATCTAGATAGAGACATTAAAAAGCAGTTCGTCAAGCGCAATGGATTGTTCTTCATTAGAGAGGATTTGTTAGCACTATGAAGATTCTAATTATGGGTCTTCCAGGTTCTGGTAAGACTACTTTGGCTAGAGAGTTAGCTTATCACTTTTTAATCCCTCACCATAATGCTGATACTGTTAGAGAGTATACAGACAACTGGGACTTTTCACCTATTGGTAGACAGAACCAAGCTCGTTATATGAGTGGACAGTGGGGTATTGTAGACTTCGTTTGTCCAACATCTGAGCTAAGAGATATCGCAGAAGCTGACTTTGTCATTTGGATGGACACAATTGAAGAAGGTCGATTCGAAGATACCAACAAACTATTTCAACAACCACAACGATATGATATTAGGATAAAACAATGGATTGGACTAAACCAACTACGCAAATGCTTGGAAGATTTCAGCCCTGGCATAAAGGGCATACAGAGCTTTTTAAACGATGCCTTGCCAAAACTGGTCAAGTAATCGTACAAGTACGCTGGATGCCAAAGAGCGATAGCAATCCTTTCAACTGGAAGGAAGCATCGCAGAACATTATTGATGGACTTGAGGCTGAGGGCTTTAAGTACGGTGTAGAGTTTGAAGTGATGCGTGTTCCTAATATTGTCAACATTACATATGGTCGTGATGTTGGCTATAAGATTGAACAAGAAACACTTGGTGAAGAGATTGAATCTATCTCAGCTACCAAAATTAGAGAAGAGATGAAAAAATGATTAGATTGTTTATTGGTTCATCGTCAAATGGTGAAGATGCTACAATTGAAGCAGCATACCTTAACTCGATTGAAAAGCATGCTTCGACAGAAGTAGAGCTTACCTTTATGCGGCAAACCAATAATCCAACATCATTTTGGCATGGTTGGCAAACTGAGACTTGGCCAACACCATTCTCTGGTTTCCGTTGGGGTATTGCTGAGTATTGTGGCTTTGAAGGTAGAGCCATTTACACTGATTGTGATATGATTAACTATCGTGACATGCAAGAGCTGATGGATATAGATATGGAAGGCAAACCCCTAGCAGCTCGTAAGGGTACAAGGTTTGGTGGACATGAGTTTTGTGTAACGGTCATTGACTGTGCAGCATTTAGAGAGTATGCGATTCCGGTTCAACGTGCAAAGAAGATGTCAGAAACACATCAACGTATGATTCGTAAATTTAGTGGCAACGATGATTTGGTTAAGGAATTAGATCCTCGTTGGAATTGTTTAGATGGAGAAGATTATGACCTCAATGAAATTTACCAATTGCATTTCACAAATATGGCAACACAGCCTTGGGCTCCAGGATGGTTCACAGGAGAACCACTACAGCACCCAAGAGAAGATGTTGTCGCAGAATACGAACGGGCATTGGAAGAAGCTCGGGGAAACGGATATAATCCAGAAGATCTTATCCCATCAGTACCTTTCGGATCATATGATATTATCGGACGATAGTGATGAAATTACAAATTATCTATACTGGAATTGATCATCCCAACCACATTAAAGCACTTGATGCCTT